TGAATATGCTAACACTGCCAATCCAGCACTGATCATTAACACACTTGCACCGACTGCCAATAATGCCGGTGCCATTGCTGTCAATTTTTTTGTTCCTCCAGACATAGACGACAACATTTTTGTCATTCCTACTGTGAGCCCCGTTACCACTCCAACTAAACCAGCAAAGACAGCAATTGCACCTGGTCCAGCATTTGATACTGCAACTGCTGATCGTGCCAATAAATAAAATCCTGCACCAATTGAAAGCACTCCAGCTCCCATCATCATAAATGCTTTGGCGGACGCTACCATTTTTTTCGAACTGCTGCCACTAGACTTTCCAACGGCCTCTTGTCCACTTGAAACTTTAAATAATCCAGGCGCTATTTTTCCAAGTCCAGCTTTCGCCAACCCGCCAATAGCTCCTGTAAACACTCCAACAAATGGAGCTACTGCTTTAACGATTTTAAATCCTCGGTAGGCAACATACAGCTTCGGCAAAAGTGTAATTGTTTTTGCCACCGCCTTATCATGTTCTTTTAAGAATCCTGCCAAGCTTACTAATCCATCTTTTGCAACTCCTATTGCATCAGAAAAACTTTTCACACTTTCCGTACTTCCAAAACTTCCACTTAATGTTTCCAGTTCGTCGCTAATTGCATTTACTGCCTCTCCAAAGGCTGTCCCTACCTCTTTTGCATCTGTTTTCAGCACGTTCCAGTATGGAGATATAAGTTCGATTGCTTTTGGAATTCCAACGGACAATTTGTCAAATCCCGCCTCCACCTTACCGGTCATCCCATTGATTGCATCAATCACTTTAGGCTTTGCGAACGTATCATAAAGCTTCATCATTCCGCTTACTGCAGATGCCTCCAAGTTACCCATAGCGCCTTCGAATGTTGTCACGGATGTGGCCGCTTCTTTTGCCATGTCCGTCATACCGATATTGGTAATTGCCTGTCCTAACAGATCTGCAGTGATGGCTCCATCTTCCATAGCCCCTTTGAAATCATTTCCAAGTACCGGATTCAGTTTGATTAACTCTTTTCTTAATCCTCCGGCAAGCTGTGGACTGGCATTGATGATCTGATTCCAATCTTGAGCGTGTAAAACGCCTGCTGCCATTGCCTGCGAGAATGCCAATGCTACACCCTGGTACTCTTTTGCACCACCAAATACTGCAACAGCATTACCTACTGCCTCAGTAAGCTTGTCTGCGTCTTTAACACCATTCGCTGACAGGGATCCGAACGTACTCAATACATCCTGTAGTGAAAACACCGTCTTATCTGCATATGTTTTCAATGAACCGGTTGCTCCGGCAATCCTCTGTATTTCATCTTCAGCATAGCCACTAAATCTCATAGCAGCCTGTAACTTGTACATAGAGTCTGATGTCTCTATTGTTTCTTTCGACAAATCACTAACTGAATTCGTAACTAGTGACACTGCTTTACCACCGATCGCTGCCATTGCACCAAATCCAAGTCCGCCCATGAGAGTAGATTTCAGATTACTCGCATATCCCTGACAGGATTTCATGATAGATGAGAAGTTCTTATCCTGCGCTGATAATATTGCTTTTACACTATATGATTCTGCCATCCTCTCACTCCTCTCTATCCGACAGCTTTGTTATTCCAGCAAATCTGGATGGTTTTCTTCGATTCTTTATCTTCCTTAGTTCTTTATCCAAATCAAAGAACTGCCGGAATCTCTTGTAAACTGGTTTGGTCTTGCCTTTACCGGCTTTCTTTTCTGCCTTTACCGCAAAATTCAAAAATGCCTGACGATGTTCATGTAAACTCTCATCAAGCATCCGAAGTTCTAACGCTTCCATCATAATCTCATATTCAGCCAGCGTTAGCTGATCTACCTGTTCAAATGATGTGAATCCAAAATATCGAAAACAATTCTTCGCCACTATCGTATACAGATCTTCATCTTCTACTGATTCTGAGCCATCTGTTTCTCGTACTCTCTCTCGATCTCTTCCACCATTTTCTTGGTAGCATTTGCTTTCGATAAAAAATCTTTTGTCTCCTCCATCAACGCATCAATATCAGCTTCTTCCGAATCAATGTAGGAATCTAACAATGCCTTTGTTACTCTTGGACTCTCGCCCTTATTTGCTAAATCCAAAAGATCTACCAGTGCATCTGGTTCCTGATCGATTACAACTCTGGCAATCAGATATCTTGCTCCTACTTCTTTTGTTGTTCCTGGCATTCCCTGAACTGGAATTTTAGCTGTTTTGTTTGCTTCTCTCAAAAATCCCATGCCAAATCTGAACTGATATACAGCTCCATCAATAGTAAGTTCCATCATATTGTTTTATCTCCCTTCTGTGCGATGTCGCACATTAAAAAGAGGACGATTCTTCTCGCCCTCTTAAGCTCCTGTCTTCTGAGTGTCTGCGAATACATACGCTGCTACTTCCTGCTGTTCTGCAGTTACTGTCGCATACCCTTTTACACCTTTACCTTCTAATCCGAATGTAAGTGATAATTCTACGTTGTCTTCAGCACTTGATGTCTGATCAAGTTCTGTAAGATATCCCTGGAAATATCTTGCTTTAAACTTACTGCTCGAACTTGCCTGTGGCTCTGCCAGATTCACTTCCCAGATTTCCATCTTTTCATCATTGTCCAGTGCTTCCTCCAACTCATCAATGAACGTATCTCCTTTTTTCAATAAACTGGATGCCGTGATTTCTCCTTCTGCAGTCCCAGGTGTACGTACTGCACCATCCTTGGTTGCCGTAGAATCTGCATCTTTTGATTTTGTACGTTCGTTCTCTGTCGTAAACGCAAGTGCTGTTGCGTCATGATCTTTCTCTGTACTCAGGATACGGTACAGATACACGATCTTTTTACCCGCAATTGCTTCTGCAAATAACTGCAGCCCAAATAACTTTCTGTTCTTCACTATTGTCATCTCCTAACTAAATTTATATCCAACTACCAAAACTCCCATAAGAAGCGGCTGTTTCGTTGTATTATCCGGCAGGATTCTCTGTGTCGGTCTCTGCATATTCCAAGCATAGTGCGCTGTATGTTCGATAGACCTGCAGATGTTTTTGATATCTGCTAAGATACCTGATACCGTTCCTCTCTGCCGCATATTATCATGCCAGACTTTCAACGTCAGATTCACTTCACCGACTATCTCACTCTTTGTTGCCTGATCGCTCTCCGTGCAATCAGCCAGATAGACGAATGGATATGGAGTGTCTTTCAGCGGTAATACCGTATCATATATTCCAATTCTTGTTCCCTTATATTTTTCTCTCAGTGCTATTAAAAGTGCACTGAACATTTCCTGCTGTGGATCCATGCTTATCACCTCACGAGCTTTTGTAAATCCGACTTAAATTTACCTTTTTGTTCATCGAATGCTGGCTTTAAGTATGGCTGTGCCTTCATGAATCTCGTACCGAGTTCTACATATGCTCCATAGTCTGCCGTTGGTTCAACTTCGGCAGTCTTGCCTCCGTCTGTCATTTCAAGAGTAATACTCCGCCTCAGATGTCCCGTATCAACAGGTGCTTTCTCCTGTGCTTTTCTCTGCATCTCTGAACCATTTTTTCTTACAACAGTTCTCACTGCCGATAAATCCATGTTTCTTGTCAGTTTGGCTTCTAGCTTTTCAAAGCCAATCACCTGTACTCCCATCACACCACCTCCGACACAAAATATATCTGCTTGGTCCTTAGTTTCCTGCTAAAATCCACACCATAAACCTTATTGTCTATGCGGATCCTATCAAACGGTTGGTTATAATGATTCTGCAAATGAATGGTAAGGCTTCCTTCCTTTATACCTGAATAGACAAGTATCATTGTATTTTCTCCAGTGTCCATAACTGATGCATACCTTTTTACTTCTGACACCTTATCATCGACATAATTACCGGTAGTGGGATCATACTCTCCAGGGGTGAGTTTCTGGAAATATATAGGTGTGTCGTATCTCATAGGAATCTCACCTTACCTTTCTTTGATTCTTTATGATCATCCAGATATGCCCGGATATCATCCATATATCCCGCAAAATCATTCTCCGACCAAGAAAGACTTTCTCCCTCAACACTGTGAGAGGAAAGCCCTTCCGAACCGATTCTGTTGAACCGTATGATTGACACATCCAGGATGATATAATTCATCTCTTCCGGAGGTTCCAATCCTCCGAGAAGAAAGCGCAGTCTTTGTTTGGTGGCCTTTAATATCAGCAGTAATTTATTTTCCAAGGCTCGGTCTATTTCTTCCGGCAGTCCCAACAAGGCTTTCAGATCTTCAATCATACGATCCTCCTATTCTGCCGGCTCTTTATTTTCGGGTTCCTTCTTTCCGGCTTCTGGTGGTTTTTCATCGACATCTGTATCGGTTGCATTATCCGAAGTTTCTTCCACCAATTCGATCAGCGGGCTATGCTGTTTGTTGTTGCTGCCGGCCAGCTCCTCGATTCTTTCTTTGCTGACATCTACTCCTTCACGAGGGAAGATATCTCCCTCGTTATAGGAGTGATCATTATCATGAAGATCAATAAAATGTTTGATTACTTTATACATGCTTCCTTACCTCCTATGCTCCCGGATTGACAGTTACAGCTACATCACCAGAGCGAACAGCTTTGTAGTTCTGATCACATTCAACCAGTGTGATATGGTGAGTTGCTGTCGAAGCAATCTCTGATTCACCATCCCACTTAGACCAGTTCTTAACATCCATACCGTAAGTTACTGCTGTTGCAGCTGCAGCATCTTTGTACTTCCAGCAGTTTCTCATTGACATTAACTGCTCTTTCACTGTCAGCTTTGTGGTTCCTGCTTCTGATCCAGCCTCTGACGTTACCCTTAACGTTCCTAATGTCTGTGTATCAGATTCTCCTACAGAGATGTAAGCAATTGCATCCAGATACTCGCAGAACAGACGTAAGCCCATGATTGCGTAGTTATCGGAAATCATACGGCTGTATGTTCCTTCTGAGTGGAATCCGATAAACCCTGTCTCTGAATCCGTTGTGAATCCAAGTCCAGCTTTGGCAAACTCTGAATCTCCCGGATCAACATAATATGCAATCATATTGTTGAGCGGTGTTGCAATTACAACATTCTGCGGAACCTCAGAAGTAACAAATACAACATCCGCTCCGAGGAAATTTGTCAGATACTTGAAGCCGAATGCAGTCTGCAGTGTAATATCTGCTGCACCGAGATACTTGTACACATCCAGAGTGTTTACCCAAACAGCTACTCCGGTTGCCGTTCTCTTCATCTTCTGGAACTTAGCCACAACCTTTCCGATCGCCATTGCAACAGCCATCTGCCAAGTTGTTTCGTGTCCTGTAAGAGATCCGGCTTTTAACTGTGCGTAGAATTTATCAGTCACTACATTCTGCAGATCGGACTTGAACTCATCATCCGTATCCTGTACTGCCGCCTCATAACCTTTTTCCGAAATGGCTTCAAGAGATACGCCTTTACGATATTTTTCAATCTTGATCGTATCAAAAGGCTTTTCTTCTACTGTGTATCTGGACATCGGGATTTCTTCGCCTTCTCCAACATCTCCTGACTGCAGTTCACCTTTTACCGTTTTGGTCTTTAATACCGAATTGTTTTCCTTCCTGATCATTCTGGTAATTCCCAAAATATCTAACAGTGCCTTCAGGTTCTTACCAAAGGATGTGACAAAGTCAATCTCTCTGGCTTTTACCTGGATCTGCACTTCTCCTGTCAGGTTATTCGGTGCTGCAAATACCTGCAGACCTAATCTTCTAATATCATGCATGTTTCATACTTCCTTTCTTACTTACTGAAATAATGTGATGTTCTCAGCGATCAGCTTCTGTCTTTCTGACGGATTCTTCACTTCTAAGATCTGTTCTTTTGTCATTGTTGGTTTATTTCCACCGTTTCCGGCTTTTGGAGGATTTCCCTTCAATGCTTCTTTCACGGCATTCTTTACTGCCTCTTTATACATCATTGCAAAGGCTTCTACTGCCTTCTTGGTTCCATCAGCATCTTCTGCTACAAGATTCATAACCAGCTCATCCGGAATGTTGATTTCTTCCTCTTTCAGCATTTTGCGAGCCTCTTTTGCCATATCTGTTCTGGCATTCAGGCGCTTCATATCCTCCAGTGCATCCTCCGCTTTCTTCGCCCGGTAGTTTGCTTTTTCCTCATTGGTCATCTGAGCGAGCTTTTCCGCTTCCGATACCTTATCGTCCGTCAGCGTCTTCCATTTGGTCTGCGCATTTGTCACAGCCGTATTAACTGCCTTCTGGACACGTCGGTCGAACTCAGACTGATTGCCTTCCAGTGCCAAAAACTCATCAAATGACATTGTTGTGTTGCTGTTATTTCCAGGATCTTCTCCAGCTCCAGCACCGTTTCCTTCTCCGGATCCGCCGCCGTTTCCTCCAGGCTCTGTAAATAACTGCAGGTTACTCATTGGAATTCTCCAGTGTTTGTTCATGTATTTCATCTTATCTATCCTTTCCGCCCCGCCCCATTCATTTAAGCCTAGGTCGTTGCATCTTGAATGTGTAGTTTAACGACATTTCGGTCACATCAGTTACATGATCCAGACATACTCCGGAAACTCATCGGCAATCATACAGATGCCAATGAAAAAGGAATCCACCAGAGCTCGCGACTTCTCTGATAGATTCCCATACTTTATATCCACCCTTCCGGGAGATATCTCATATTCAATTTTATCGTCTGTCAGGTCCTCAATAGACTTGATCAGTGTCTGTGCAAGTGCTGTTACACCGGCGCACACGATATCTAATCCGGAAACAGCATAATTTGCATGCCCGGATATCTTTATCTCATCCTTGCGGACGGTTACTTCAATCAAGACATCCCACCTCCTGAAATGTCGCAAAGATTTTCGGTGATTGAATCGCTAACCAATCCACCATTTCTTCATTTTGCGCCCAGGCGGATATCATGTTCGAGTTTGCAGATAAGCCACTCTCTTCTAAATATGCATGTATAATTTCATGCCTCAGCACACGATTCATATGTCGTTTTCTTCCTTCATCCGTGAAATCTTTATCCTTGTTTTTCAGAATGTAAATTTCTCTATTACATCGATTGAACAAACCATCTGCATATTCTCCCACGCCTTTCAACCGCTCCGGATACTCTTCTACAAAATGAATATCGTAACATGTCCCCATAATACTGATAGTCATATCACGCAATCCTGTCACCTTCTTGTACTAAAAATGAGTATAAAAATACCACCAGTCTTTTCAACTGATGGCATATTTTCTATGAAACAATAACTCCGAGTACTGCAGATAAAATCACATTGAAAGTTTCGGCGCAGTATTCTTTGGCTTTCTGCATTCTGCTGTTCTCTTCCAAGAACTGTACACCCTCAAATGTAATCTCGAATGGTCTATCCGTCTGTATTGTCGGCGCATCTTTTGTATTGTCAATAATTTTAAATCCTGTGATATAACCTTTTCTTACCAAAGTAACGATTATTTTACACCAATAATTCTGTGGAATGTGAAACAACTTGGAATCCCATGAAAAATCTTCTAACTGAGGACTTATATCCTTTTTCATACACTCATATAGGTATTTCAGAATCTTATACATGATTACTTCCATATCGTCTTTTGCCATACGCCCCTCCTTTCATTGTCCAAAAACACCTCCAATCATTATGATTAGTGGTGTCTACTCTACAAAATCTGGCAATTCTTTTTTCAACTTTAATGATTTTTTTATATCTTTCACATATACTTTATATGAACTTTCTCCGTATTCCAGTTCCATATATCCATCAGGAGTACGACCGAACATTTTGTAGTAATCGTTATATAGCTTTTCCAACTCTTGTGTCATTTTTCCATACCACATTACTTCATATCCATTCTACTCATTTTAACTAGTGACACTTATTTCTGATATAAATATCCGTTTTCATACAGATAATCATTTTCTTCTACAGTTAAAACCGAGAATGGATTTACCCAAGTATCGTCCTCTTCTATCGGTCCATCATATTTATACTCTGATGGAATGAATCCCAGTTTTTTGCATATTCTTTCATATTCTTTATCAACTGCCATATCAAAGCACCTCCAAAGATATTCCAGCATCGCTACTTTTGAATTGGTTCAATTCCTGGCAGGCAGCCGTGATTCACTATATAATTCATTTCTTCATTAGTCAATACTTTAAAGGGGCTTTCCCATGAATCATCCTCTGTATTGAACTCCGGAATTGCAATATCTTTAGGTTCACAACCCAATTTATCGCATATTCTTTTATACACTTCATCCATGCTACCACACCTCCAAATACACTCCTGCTTGTTCTAGCCATGTTCTTACTTCTTTATCATACCCTTGCGTTTCCATCCGGTCAAGGGCAAATCCAGCATTCACAGAATTGAATTTATTCTTATCTACCCAATATTTGTACACCTTACCGTCATGACAAGCTACCAGTCCAAAATTGTACCCTCTTTTCACACAAGTCATCAAATCTGCAAGACTCGGAACGCTACTGCCTGGATGATTATGTATAGCGATAATTGTTCCCGGACCTGACTCTTCCAGCAACTGCTTCATCGGCTTATTCATCTTCGCTTTGCTCTCTACATCATAGTCTTTATTCACTGCATATTGTCCATTGACTACATTGATAAATGCCAAGTCTTCAAATCTTGTACCCGATCTGTGACTTAGCATATCCTTGGAAATGTCCCATGCTCTACGATTCACCTTTGAATTGCCGGATACCTGATTGAATTTCTTTCGGTACTCCGAAGACGTAAGAAGCAATTTCTTCACAACTGTATCAGCATATTTATATTTCTTTTTACTTTCTTCACTTTCCCTTGAAGCCTTCCAATCTTCGAAATTCAATCCATGTTCCTGATAACTGTTTATCCACTCCTCATAAGCCTCATTATCCATATATGCTGCTATGCTACAATGGCAGTTCGGGTGTATTGGTGGAGCATTCTCTCCAGGCATCATATCTTCTACCTTGAAATGCTTTCCATCAAGTGCCCTGCATACCGCACACGCATCACTGTTGCTACAGGCAATATACTCATACTCATCAAATCCATTTCTGACAAAAGACTGCTTCTGAGCCTCTGTCTGCACTCTTGCAAGCTCTGTCGTCATGAGCCTCTGCGCATTATAAGCACTGACACCGAATCTCTTCTCCAGATGCTTTGCAAGTTTCTTCGGATTCTGTCCTCTGATCAGTCCTGATGCAAGTAATCCTTCCAGCTCTGCCTTGAGCATGCCCTGATACATCCAAATACGATCCGAATATGTCGCATTCTTAAATGATGCATTCACAATTGCATGCGCATATTTTTCATTCTTCAGAACGGACTTGCCAAGGATACCGGCTTGTCTCTGGAACTCTTTCAGTGCTCTTTCTGTCAGCTTCTTGCCAAAATACTTCTGCAGCTCATCAAATCCAGACACCATTTCAAGACCGATATTTGCCTTCAGAAGTTCTAACCGGTTTACCTTCATAGTCAGATTGTAAATCCGCATCTCTTCATTTGCCTGATCAGAAAGGTCCTTTGTCGCAACATACTTTTTTGCTTTCCGCTCATATGCTGCAATATCCAGCTTGTTTACTCTCTTTTTCGCCTCGGCCATTGTAATGCCTTCTTTAGCAGCATATCTACTGTAGAATCCATTGATCTCTTTATTGATCTCATCCATCATGTTGGCGTAGATTTCTTTGATCTGACGATTATACTCAGCTTCTTCCTGAATATTATGCTTCTTTGCCTCTGTTTCCCGGTTTTTCCAGTACTCCTGACTGTCCATCGCCTGCACCTCCGAACATCTGTGTCATAACAGGATCTACCTTCGCTTTCTCCTGTTCTTTTTCAATTTTGTCCATCTCATTCTGGACATTATCCACAACAGACAGCACGCCAAGCTGTGTTTCCTGCGATACGATTCCATCAAGATTGCCGGCGATCTGACTCTCCTCCAGTACATTCGATGGAATGTTCGGGGTGAAATGGTAATGCAGTTTTACCCAGTCATCTTCTTTCATTCCAGATACAGGATTCGAAAAGATCAGCTTGTACCGCCGGTTCATTCCGGATGTAAACTTTCGTTCTTTTGTCTTGGCCAGATTGCTCATTCCCTGCAGCTTATACTTCATGGCAATGCCGGAACTTATACCGAAGTTCTCATCTGAGATATTCGCAACCATACCGATCTGGAATATTAATTTCTCCAGACGATCAATCAAATGTTCCTGTGTGGTATCTCCATCTGGCTTATTCAAAAACTCTACAATAAGCTGATTCGCATCTCCGTCAAAGTTAATAATACGATTATCCCGGATGTGCTTCACCTCGTCATTGCCAAGCATAGTTCCAAGTATCTTCATGTAGGCATCCGCAAAATAATCTACATCATTTGATTTCTCACTGATTGCTTTGTTATAAGCATCAATCATTGACATTACCGGTTCAAAGATGCATGTGCGCTCCTTGTTCTCCACATACTCTGTAGCCGGCACCCCGTCAAATCCATGTATCTTTTCCTCTTCCTCCCAGACAAGCTTTCCCTTCTGGGTAAACCACCGTACCTTGGTGTCATCTGATACACTGCCATGCAGTATATCATTCGAATCTATGTACAGTCGAACGAAATACCGTTCCCTGCACAACACCGAATCATCATAGATCATAAATGCATCAAATGGAGTCAGGTAGGTAATCCCGATGTTCCCCAGTTCATCCACATAATACATCTCATATCCTTTACCATAGATACAACAGATCTTCGACAGCTCTGCGTTATTATCATCCTGATCGTTATACTGATCCAGAAACTCCACATAGTTTTTAATGTGATCCGAAGCATCATCTACGGAAATCTTAATTGGATTTCCGATAAAAAATCCATTGAATGTGTCCACCATATACTTTGCAAAGTTAACTGCAATACGGTTATCCGGTTTATAATCCGGCTTTGGCTTCTGGTGGAAAATCTGGTAATCAGTTTCATATGCATCTTTCAGATATTTAAACCGAAAGGCGCATTCTGCATCATGCTTTGCTATAAATTCGTTCAGTTTATGATCTGTCAATTCTTCTTCTGACGGTAATCGAAATAACACTTTACAGTCCTCCTTTCAAGTTTCTATTTAATTTCGGCTTAGCCTTGCGTTCTTCCTCAATGGAATAACGCAGCATCGCCATTGCATCATCAAAAAATGGAACTGGTTCTTCCAGATAAGTATTTGTACGCTCATCCTTCTTCCACTTCCATTGCTGTATTTCCTTTATGGTATTCACACAGGACGGATGTATGTGAATCCTGTGCTGTTTCAAATAATCTATCTGAGCATGCACACTATTCGTCTCTTTATTGACTCCCTTTGCTCTGTATCCGGCTTTCTGCCACATCTTGATACGATCCGGTTCTGCAGAGTCACACCACATCCTCAGTTTCTTATTGAATCTTCCTGCTGCCAACTTAATAATCTCTTCTGTATCCATCTCATAGATATATAATTCCTGAAAGAGATACAAGTCACCATCTTTGAATCCAACCTCACCAATGCAATTGGCATGGTTAAATCCAAAATCCTGCGCATTTACGATATAATCATAATTCTCCGGATTCCGGTCAAATTCTTCTATGACATAATTTTTGAGGATCAGTCCTGCAACCTCTCCCCATTCCCCCAGTCCATACACTCGATAACCTTCTGGATCTACTTCCTTACGGCGGAGCATGCGTCTGTGATACGCTTCATCGATAAACCGGTTATTCTCATAAGTTGACTGGTGCGTCAGTACGTCCGGATCTGTCCGGTCAAAAAACACTTTTTTGATCCAGTGATGAGCCGATACCGGATTGAATGTCATCCTGATCTGATAAAATTGCCCCTCAGGAAGCTCACCTCGCAAACGGTCATCAATAATTTCAAAATCCGACTGCGTAATCTCCGTAGCCTCTTCAATCCAGACATCAGTCAGCTTCCCCCGTTTAAAAGTAATAGACTTGAGCTTTTCGCGTTGTTTCTCATCATTTACTCCACGAAATATAATCTGGTTATAATTACTCTTGCATTCCAGGAGCATATTGGAACTATTGATGTACCAATATCGCTTATAACTCTCTCCAAACATACGGAAAATAGCACCCTGCAATTCTGCAAAAGTGCTATCCCTGTTTGTTACATCTGCTTTCCTGACACACAGAAGATTTCTTCCCGGATCATTCATTAAGCGTAGGATATAATGCTGTGCCGTATCCATACTCTTTCCGGAACCAGCAGAACCTTTCATGACTATATACCGCTTCTTGCTGTGATCAACTTCTTTAAAACTGGCATTTGCCTGTACATTTATTTTCACCCTGTATCAGCCTCACCATAATCAATTGTGATATTCAGATCCATATCAGTATCCATGTCTACCTTGTCTGTAAATAGCGCATACCTTTTACCAAGCAGTTCCGCAGCTTTCAGCCGTTCTTTTTCCGATGGTGCTTTCTCCATCGTTCTCGCTTCACTGCAGCCTTCTCCTGTTCCTTCAACTACAATCTCCTGTGCCCGGCTTTCTCCTCGAAGAACAGAAGTTAAATACTTGAGGACCTCATCCTGATCAGCAATGCGCTTGGATTCCTTTTCCGCCATCCTCTGTGCGATATACTCTTGAACCTTAACATTTCTTAACAATCTACTTGCCGCTGCAGCTGCTGTAACATCATTCTTAACATTTGGATACGCCACTTTGTAAGCCCGAGTGGCATTTAAATCGATCAGATATTCATCTGCAAATATTTTCTGTTTTTTTGTCACTCGGACTCACCACCTTTTCTATCTTTTTTGTTATTGATGGATCATACAGGTATCGAACCTGTGACATTTCGCTTATGAGGCGAATGTTCTACCACTGAACTAATGATCCGAATTTTGTGTATTAGAAAAGCACCCCGGAGGGTGCTTGTAATTCGTTATTCTGTTTTTTCTAAATTTCGCAATTTTTCTTTATATTTGTATATTCGGCAATTCAATTCAACGACAATCCCCGCAACAGCAAATACGATTATATTCTTTTCACATGATTCCATCCCTTCCGAACTTATACACATAAAAATCGTAGGCACATAAATTACTCCTAAAACATTCATTAACGATTCTCCCATATTTATCAAACGACTCACTTTGTCCTTGGTCATTTTAGAAAGTTTTCGCACATGCTGTAAATAATCCCATATTAGTGCACTCATTCCTATTATAAGTAATACGCTATACAACCAAATAGTATGTGATTCATCAACAATCGCAATTATTATAATCCATACAACCGCAACAAATAAAATTATATTCCATACTTTTTTCACTAAATTTTTCATTTTTATCCTCCCTCATTATAGTATTTATGTCTCTATAATACCTCTTTTTTCGACATTACGCAACGAAAAAGACACCCAGCAAACCCAGGTGTCTCTTCATGGTTTTAAATACTTACGATCGGAGGAACCATCAAAAATGTCTTATCTTGTTACATTTCATCAATTCCAGTTTATACTCTATCACTTTTTATCCGGACATTGTGGGACATTTTCAAAATATCTTTGAAT